TAAATATAAATGGAGATATGGTAAATTAAATTTACACTATCCAATAGAAATAAAAGATTTTATAAAATTAGTATTTAATATAAAAAATCCGGATATATATAATATACCAGGAAAGGATAAAGATGTTATCACTAGGGACAATATGCAAAAAGAGTTTTTGCAAGAAATGAGGAAAGGAAATATGGACTCGGATAAGTTAAAAGAACAATTAAAAATAGATGAAGGTGTAGTATATGAAATTTATAATGACCATCTTGGTTATCCAACATTTGGAATTGGCCATCTCATCTTAGACACAGACTCAGAATATGGGTCACCAACAGGTACTCCAGTCTCAGAGGATAGAGTTAATGAATGTTTTTTAAAAGATTTACAAAATGTAATACATGATTGTAAAAAATTACATGATGGTTGGGACGGTTATCCTGAAGAGGTAAAACAAATCGTAGCAAATATGATGTTTAATATGGGACTTACGCGCTTAAGTAAATTTAATAAACACAATGCAGCGCTGCAATGTGGTGATTGGAAAGAAGCTGCAAAAGAGGGCAGAGATTCAAGATGGTACAAGCAAGTAACAAACAGAGCCGAGAGGCTAATGAAAAGACTCGAGGAGATATAAAGGCTAATAAAGGTTGGTTTTGGTGTCATGAGAGAAAAGACTACTTCCGTTGGGAAGAGTTTATTAATTATAAATATATAAAATAATGGAGGAAATATGTTTAATTGGTTGAAAAGACTTTTTGATAATACTGAACCTGAAGCTTCTGGCGTAAGAGCTAGAAATTCTAAGGGACATTATGTTGCTGATGATAAATCAACACCTAAAGTAAATGAAGCTTATGTAGATGGTAAGACACCAAAGCATAAGCCAAGAAAAAAACCTGCCGCTAAAAAGCCAGTAGCTAAAAAAGCACCGGCTAAAAAAGGTAGACCAAAGAAAACAGCTGCTAAAAAGTAGATTGTTTTTAAAAAGAAGGGAGCTCATTGCTCCCTTTTTTTGTATCTTAGCATGCTAAGTCTTATAAATAACTGTATATAATAATTATAATTAGAGGATATAATAATGGCAGCAGTCAAATTAAAAGGTACCGAAGCAAATTTAGCTTCAGCAACTAATCTTGGATTTGCTACTCTTGTGAGAATTGTAAATAATTCAGCAAGTGTACAGCTTATTACATTAAAAAATGCTGGTGGTACTACAATTGGTACATTTACAATGACAGCTAATTCAGTTGAATTAGTTAAAAAAACATCTACAGATACTCTTACAGGAGCAGCAACATCGCTAGCAGTTAAAGTAGCTTCTAGCTGGTAAGATGGAAGAAGCATTAGTTATTTTACAAGATTTGGGGCTACCTATTGCAGGAGCTTTAGCAATGGGATATTTTATATTCATCATTATAAAACAAATCTTTGAAGGAATAGTTGATGATATAAGCACACTTACTATGTTTTGTGAATCTCTAGAGAATAGAGCACGAACAATGAGTAACGAAATGATAAAAATAGATTTATTAGTAAGTAGTGCATTAGAATTAAGACCTGACATTGAAAGAATTGCAAGAGCAGAAAATTTCATTGAAGACGGCAAGCTTGATGTAAGAAGAGATTAATATGGAAGAAATGGGTACAGTGGCTCAGTTGGTAGCTGATTATGGTTTTCCAACAGTTATGGTAATAGGATTGGGGTATTTTGTATATTTTGTTTATAGTTTTATAAATGAACATATAGACCCAGCAATAGAAAAAATGCATTTCCAGTTAATAAAAGTAATTGACCAAATGAGAATGCTTGACCAGGATTTAATCAGACTTCAACAAAAAGTTGATACAGTATTGGAATATAAAGAAAATGAGCAGAAAAACAAAAATAAAAGAACAAGCAGAAATAATAACTCTAGCTAGTTTATTCATAATTTCTCTTATGGCTGTATCGCCAGATACCAATGCATCTCCAATCGTGCACGAATTTAAAAATCCATCATTCAGTGGTGTAGGAACAGGTGCACACTATCTTACTATTGAAAACCAAGAACATAGCAGAAAGAAAGCAATCCAAGAAGCTTTAGATTCTGCTGCAAAAGCCGCTCAAAGAGAAGCTGAAAACACAACACTTGCAAAGTTTATTCGAAACTTAGAAAGTAGAATTTATGCTCAATTATCAAAACAATTAGTTGAATCAATGTTCAGTAATGATACTGCATCAAACTTTGGTTCATTTGCACTTGAAGGTAGTATCATAACATGGGAAGTTATAACTAATGCTGAAGGAACTGATGTTATTAAAATGACAATTGTTGATACTGAAGGTACAACAACAGTTATAGAAATACCAGTAGGAACAGGCAATTTTGGTCAAGACCCTGATACTGGCACAGGTGGTGATGGTGGTTAAATATCTTTTAACTGCAATATTACTATTACAAGGTTGCGCAGCAGTTCCAAAATGGTCTGAATTACCACAAAATTGTAATCCTAATATGTGGGGACCAGAATATAACCACGATGTATGGAATTATGCAAAGGCATCTGGTAGAATCTTTACCAAAGCAATGCCATATATTTGTGTAGAAAATCCAGAGGTTGTAAGAATGCCTTCCTATATTGAATTATTAGAAATACCACCAGCAAAAGAAATGCCAGTGGTTGCAGTATATCAATTCACAGACAAAACAGGTCAAAGAAAAGCAAGACCTGGTATTGCAGATTTTTCAACAGCCGTAACTCAAGGTGGAGTTGAAATGGTAGTTGATGCTTTAAAAACTGCAGGTCAAAATTCATGGTTCCGTGTTGTTGAAAGAAATGGTATAGACCATTTAGTAAGAGAACGACAAATCATTCGAAGTGCAAGACAAGATGTTGCTAAAAAGCAAGGTCAAGAAAAATATCAAGAATTGAATCCACTTTTATTCGCAGGAATAATTATTGAAGGTGGTATTATTGGTTATGATACTGACATTAAATCAGGAGGCCGAGGCGCACGAACTCTTGGTGTTGGTGTAAGTAGACAATATCGTCAAGATGTTGTCACAATAAGTATGAGAGCCATTTCGGTTCTAACAGGCGAAGTATTATTAAATGTACAAACTCGGAAAACAGTATTTAGTTATGGTACTGGAGGCGATGTATTTAAATTCATCGAAGAAGGAACACAACTAGTAGAGTTCGAAGACGGAATTGGAAATAATGAGTCGGTGACTTACGCAGTGCGAACAGCTATTGAGGCTGGAGTACTGGAATTAATCTACCAAGGCCACAGACGTGGTTATTGGGAAATCGAGGGGTATAACGAAAATGAATAAACTATATAGTGTGGTCCTATCTGGACTATTAGTGTCGACTGGATTCGTTTTTGCACAAGCCACTGATGATAACGAAGTTAATATATTACAATCTGGTGATACACTCAGTTTGTATATAGACCAATTAGGGTTTGGTAACAAAATAGGCGGAGATGATTTTTCATCAAGTAGCTCAGCTATGTCTATTACAGGTTCCAGCTTAAACTTTGATTTGGACTTCACAGGGAACCAAAATATTTTATTTGGACCAGTTGTAGCAGATAGCTCAACTTATAAGCTTGATTTTGCAGGCGATTCAAACGAAATAGATTGGAACATTGGATATATCGGAAGTGCTGATAGTTCAGACATAAACTTTGACGTAACAGGAAGTAGTAATACTTTTGACTTAGACCAAGGTTATGTTTACAGTGCAGAAAGATTGGATGCGGATTTAATACTCATTGGTAGCAACAACATCTTTGATGTTGATTGGGAGAGTGATGACGTTGTATGGAATTGGGACATAACCGGTAGTTCTAATAACATCAATACATTACAATCTGATGGTGCTAATGAAATGACCGTTGAATTAAATGGTGATAGTGCTGATATTGATATTAATCAAATATCTGGTACTTGTGCAGGTAACGATGTTGCATGTGTTTCACCAAATGCAATAATAACTTTGGATATTACAAGTGATAATGCAACAATTCAAATCAATCAAAAAGATTCATCTAGCGATTCTTAATTTGTTATTCATCGGTGGGGTCTTAGCCGACCCCATCGGCGAAGTGATTGAACAGACCGGTTCAGGTCAAATTATAAGAGATAAAGAAGAGATTACAGTATCTGGCGCGTATATGCCAGCTGTAGAACTAAACGATATTGCAGAAACAGCAAATGGTAAAATGAAAATTGAGTTTTTGGATAATGCTCAATTGGATTTAAAAGAACATACAGAGGTATTAATAGACGAAATATATTATGACCCTGACCCATCATTATCCAAAATGTCAATGAAGTTTACTATGGGAACAGCAAGATTTGCTTCAGGTTCTCTTGGTTTAATTAATAAAGCAAACATTGATATACAAACGCCTACAGCCACAATTGGTATTCGTGGAACAGATTTTACAACAACCATTGATGAATTAGGTAGAAGCTTAATTGTTTTATTACCTGACCAATATGGTAATCCATCAGGTGAAATAACAGTCACAAATTTAGGTGGTACAATTACATTAAATCAAGCTTATCAAGCAACAATGGTATCATCATTGGATAAAATACCAACCAATCCTATACAAATTAATGGTATTACTCCGTCAATGATTGATAATATGTTTATTGTTAATCCTCCACAAGAAGTAAAAGAAGCGATTGAAGAACAAGTACAGAATGATTTAGATGATGACCAAGGTATACTTGATATTGATTACCTTGAATATAATGAATTGGAGAAAGATATAGAAGATTATTTAGATGAAGATTACGATGCAAGAGATAGATTAAATTATAATGCATTGGCTAATGATTTTTTACCTGACCTTTTAGATGTAGTAGAAGAATTAATTCGAACAACAGCAGAATTAGAAGATGCACAGGCTGGTGGAGATACAGTCGGTGGTTGGGCATTAAAGGGTGCTACATTTGGATTAAATAAAGATTCACAATACAATGTTTTTGAAGAAGACGGTAATTTAATTTTATATAGAACAGTTAATGGTGTTATAAATATAACTATAGCATCTGGTGGTAACGGATTTGTAGATACAAATGTGGAAGGTTACCAAGGAATAATAACATTTGGAAGCGGAGAAGGAATTGAAATCTTCATCAACCAAGGAAACTAAGAAATTATTAGTTTCAGTTTACACAACTGGAAAAAAGACAATA